ACGCTTCGGCATCTTCATAATCCCGCACCTTCAGCGAAGCCTTGGCTTTCGCATAGGAATTAAGCTTGTCCTGCCACTCCTTGGCTTCAGCATCTCGCTGGGCCTCGATCTGGGCTTCGGCTGCATCATATTCGCGTTTCTGCTCATACCATGCGGCAAGCTTGTTTTCATATTCGTCAGAGTCGTAATCACAGCCTTCGAGCGTTGGCTTTGCGGGCAATGCAACCGGCTTGGTCTCAGTTACATTTGCATTTAGCTGCGCTTCAAGTTCGCGGATCTTACGTTCTTTTTCCCTGTTCGATTTACGCAACTCGCGCACCCATTTAGGCGCACGGGCTTCTTCCTCTTGAGGAGGCGATTCCTCACCGATGGAAATTACGACTTCATCTTCGTCAATCTCATCTTCCGCTTCATCATCAACCAAGACGGCTAGGTTCTCATCTTCGGTTTCAATGCCAGTATCCAGATCAATCGCGTCGAATGTTTCGTCATTCTCCATTTCTGCCGTTTTCATATACTACCCCGTAAACTCACCCGAATTGCGTGGCGGGTGGAACCACATTGGTTTGCGGCTGTAATGCAGCCCCAATCTTTTCAGCCGACTCGATGGCCGACTTGCGCTGGTCAATGTCGATGTTCGACAAGGTTTCAGCGGTCTTGGCGCGGGTTTCTTCCGTCCGTGCCAAGCTATATTGCGTGTCTGCCTGTGCTTTCAGGCTTAAGGCTTCAGCCTTCTGTGCTTCTGCCATCAGATACATGGCTTGCGGGTCAGGCTGCTGTCCTTGCGCCATCATCGCTTCCATCATCTGCTGCTGTTCTTCCTCGGTCGGCTTCACAACGCCCATCTGAACCAGCTTCGAACGGAAGAAGTCCTTAATGTCGCTGATACCTTCGCCGTCCATGTTCATGATCGCCATAGCCTGCAAAATCATCTGCGTTTCAGGATCGCTTGTCACCTGCATCATGCCAGTCAGTGAGCGGACAGTGGCTTCGCGGCGGCTGGTGAACGACGGGCCAACATCAACAGCAACGTCAAAGGTCGCTTTGCTTAGGTCGTTTTCATAATCCAATTCACCGGATTCCGGGTCGATGATCGGCTTCATCAATTCAATCGAGCCGACCTGATCCATCTGATCAATCGACTTCATCTTGCGGCCTTCTTCGACGTAAATGTCTTTAGCCATCGACAGCCATATCTCACCGCAGCGACGCATAGCCTTCGCCATGTTGGTCATGTAGATGAATGACTGCATGTCCAGGCGGGTCTGGATCATCTCAACGGCTTTACCGCTGATGTTGCTGACCATCTTGTCGGCTTGCTGGTTGTTGCCCAAAATCTCAGCCATATCCTGCTCGGTCAATTGGAGCAGTGCAGCCATCGCCGGGGGAATGTCGGAAGACTTGGTATAAGCAACAGGGCCAGCGGCTTGCATCTCGCCATTCGGGCCAGTGATCGGATTGACCAGCAGATAGGGATAATTGCGGATGTTATCGTCAGCCCACATAGCTTGATGGCCGATAACCTGTTCAGGAACGAGGATTGGCTTTTCGACAGATGAAAGCGCACTGATCTCGCCCAGCTTTGAAAGCTGCATATTCTTCAGGCGCTGCGGATCTTTTGCTAGGCGGACGTGGCCCATGCAACGCTCGACGTTATCAACGAACCAACGCTTGCCGTAATAAGGGACAATCGGAATGTTCTTGCCAGCGATATATCCCATATCGTCAAGGATACCGCCACCGCTCATGATGTATTTGTGAACCTTGCGGCGCTTCACCCGCTTCTGGCGAACCTCGACCGTACCGACAGCCAAGAGCATTTCTTCAAGCGTTTCGTCAGCGTCAAAGTCTGCTTGGGTGTAGCGTTCTTCCTCGCCGTCGATGGTCTGGAATATGCGGACTGTCTCGCGCACTTCCTCGACGCGGTAATATTCCGCAACGTACACAACGTCCGGCGTATCCCAGTCAAATTCGATCTGCTGGATTAGCTTGGGCCATGTTGCTGGATCATCCTGCCATTCAGCGATGTAGGCTTCACGGGTCATTGAATACAGAACGAAGCAATATTTTGCGTCGGACTTGTCCTGGCGCTTTGCGTCTAGATCGAAGAAGACCGAGGAATCAGCGTCATAGATTGGCTCGAACCGAATCCGCTGCTTTTCATTCTCATCGTCTTCATCGTCTTCATAAACTGTGCGAAGCCGCCAAGCACCGAAGCCACCGCCTACACCTTCCTCGAAAGCATTGTCGAAAGCCTCATCTGCAACGCTGTCCTGTTCGTCAGCGCGATACAATCCGTTACAAGTCTCAGCGAGCTTGTCGTTGTTGCTGCCGTCCTTGGATACGAAGTCGACCGAGATGCGGTTGTTGCGATATTCGTTGATGATCCGAATGACGCTTAGGTGAACCTTGTTGACTTCAAAGCGCGGCTTGTTCTCAAATTGCTCACCGATGGGGCCTTCCCATTGTGCGCCAGCGATGGAATAGAAACGGCGGTCTTGGAGGCATTGCAAGCGTTCATCACGCATGGCGGTCTGGCAGCGGTCAAACTCATTCAACGCACTTTCGTGTACGTTGCCAAGCCGCTGTTCTCTAGTCAATCGCGCCATTTACCACCTGTTCACCGTTGCCAGAGGCTGAAAGTCGATAGGCGTTTTTGGCGCTGCACGACGGCTAGCCTCAAGGCTATACCTTAAAGCATCAATAACATGATTGTCTTTGTCGGACAAGACCGGCAGCACTTGCCCTGTCAAGGGGTCTGTTTTGTAGCTGTAGCAGGTCAGTTCATCAATCGTATGGGTGCAGCGAGGGTGAACCACAATGTCATGTGACTTCAGCCATTCCACACCTTCCTCGACCGACTTGGGGCCTTTCACTGCGGACATGATCTTCGGAAAGCCATTCTTCTTCATGTGGCTGATAGTCTCAGGCCGGGCGCTGTCAGCGATGATCGGCCACTTTTCGGACTCTGGAACCGTCAGGAATAGCGAAGGCGTGTCCATAATCTCACAGCCCACCTGATAAGCTTCGTAATCGACATAGATCGTTCTGCCGACAACGTGGCAGCGGATGAGGACTGTCGGGTCAGATGCGAAGCCCCAGTCAGCGCCCAGGCGGTGCGTTGCGTCTTTGGGTGCTTCAAATTCCTCAACCTTCCAATTGCGGAACACACGGCTTTCGCTGTTCGATACATAACCGCCGAGCCAAACGTGCTTGTATTTGTCGGGGTCACGGTTCCTGTCATATTCCATTTCGGCACGGAGAACGTCAGGGAACCAAGGATTGTCTTTGTAGTTGACCTCCTGGACGATTGCGTCTGGTGGCGGGTTTGTTCCACGCAGCAGCAGATCAATCGGGTCTGTGTCTTTGTTGGGGTTCCACGTAAACCACAATTCGGAATCTGGCTTGCGGATTGTCGGGCGCAACAGATCGAGCGAGCGTTGTGACAGGCTTTGCGCTTCCTCCACCCATGCACAGTCATAGCCTTCGAGCGACTTAATGGAATCGCTGGTGTGGTTCTGCATTCCCTGAAATATGATCAGTCCGTCACCGTGGCGCGATTTTATCTGAAATTCTTGTATCTCGAAATAATCTTCAACGCCAAGCTGCTCGATCTTCAGTTCCAACAGACGCTTGACCGATTGGCTTAGGGACTTTTGGATCTCACGGACGCAGACTGTGCGGCGCTTCGGGTCCATCACATGGGCTTCGATCACGCATTCAGCGAAGGCATGGGATTTGCCAGAGCCACGGCCACCATGTGCGCCTTTATAGCGTGATGGCTTTAGGAATGGCTTGAACCAGCGAGGGGTTTTAATCGTTAGGGTTCGGCCCATCAATCACTTCCCGCCTGATCTGCATAACCAAAGGCGCATCAGGATCGCCCAGCAGCTTTATCTTGTCAGTCAAGCCAAGCGCAGTCCGCCCTATCTTCTGGGCCACTTCCATTGCAGATGCCAATGCACGCAAGTCTTGGGGCGATGCTACGGTCTGCATCATCTGAGCAGCTTTGCCGCGAATTGCGCGAGCAACAGTTAGATCGTCTTCATTGAATTTTGCCAATTGATCCGTGCGATCTTCTGTTAGTTTTTCCTGCGCGGCACTGCTTATCGCGGCTTGTCTTTGCTTGCGCTCGTCTTCCCACTTTTCCTTTGCAGCACGCGCCATCAAGCCAGACGCCTTAATCTCATGCGATGCCGCTAATTCGCGTTGGCTCATTGTGCCGTTGACATATTCAACGCGCAATTCCGACCAGTTAGGTCTTTTTTTGGTTGGCTCAGTCATTTCGTTTGCACCGCATCAAATTGCCTGTAGATTCCTGCACATAGGAGCAAATATGTATAACACTATTGATGATTTGGATCGCCACTGCCTTGAGAATGCTGTCATGTTTACAGCTATTCGTGGGCGCAATCCTTCCAGCCGCATTCGTATGGAATTTGACAGCTTGGATTCCGCAAAGGAATATGCTGCCACCTTTGGTGATGGGCGCACTTTGATTTATGCAGTGACTAAGCAAGGTCGCAGCGCTCCTATACTTAGCTTGTAGATTGGAGCGTGGGGGTCGGAGTCTCGCCGCCCAGACCAGAGGGGATCTCTGATGCCTGATCTTTCCCACGCGCTTGGCCGCGATACATTCCAGCGCCCATTTCTTCGATCTTGCTAAAGGGCAGGATAGGCACTGTCAATCGCTGTCGGGCTTCTGGATTTAGGAAATAGACGTAGCGCAATTGATAGCCTTGTAATGGCTTCCAGCTACGAAATTCCTTTGATTTTTTGAGATGGTGCGCTTGTATAACGTGCATAGTTTCGCCTGTTTGCGGATTTACACGCAGGGCATCGCTTATTCGAATGTCAGTTAGAACAAAGCCGCTTGCCCTATAGATTGTGCCGTCACCGCATTGCGTGCCATCCGAAAAGCTAATTACCCATTCAAATTGCGGATAATGTTTTTTCAGCAAACGCATTGCAATGCCGATTGCCCTGCTCTCGCTATTGCGCGGCAATTTGTCCGAAAATGCCATACGGTTAAGTTCAATAAATCCGTTCCAACTTGTATCAGAAACGATATTCATAGAGCCTTTTTTATTAATGCTTGGCCCAAACTGCATAGCACCTTCAAGCCGTCCGTTGAGAAACACGCCTAAATGCAGCGTGCTGTTAGGCACAACCTTTCCGCTATAATGTAGGCGCTTTACAATGCTATTGGCATCCTTTGCGCTAATTGGCTTTATCACAATGTCTTTTGCGCTAATCATTATGGGCTACCGTTAAAAACGTTTCACAGATGCGGGCAATAGCGTTGCCGTTTCCATTTTCATTTAGGCTATCATATGGCCCCATAGCCTTTGCGGCATCCATAGCAGCCTTGACTTGCTCAACCTGTTCGTCGTGCAAAGTAAATGTCATTTGCTGAAACGGCTCTTTGTCGCCATCAGCCAGTGTTGGAAGACTGACTTCATCGACAGGGCCAAGCAATTCATTGATCAGCCCAGCGTCGAATCCCAGCAATTCCAAATCAAATTTTGCATCATCAAGCTCCGCTAATTCAGCGGCAAGCATCGCCATGTCCCACCCTGCGTTTAGGGCAAGCTGGTTGTCGGCTATCACTAGGGCGCGTTGCTGGGCCTTGCTGAGATAATCGAGGACTATTGCGGGGACTGATTCCATTCCAAGCTTACGGGCTGCTAGAAGGCGTCCGTGGCCTGCGATGATGGTGTTATCGCCGTCGATCAGGATGGGGTTTGTCCAGCCAAACTCTTTTATGCTGGCAGCGATCTGTGCCACTTGGGCATCGCTGTGCGTGCGGCTGTTGGCGATGTAGGGTATCAGGTCTGCGACTGGGCGCGTTTCAATCTTCAGTGTCATCTCAGCTTCCAATATGGACTGGTGGTGGGACTATATCGCTTTCAGGCTGGCTGCACAAGTCACCGGCTTTTCAACTCCATATCCCTGTAGGCGATCACATATGCGACAGGCAGGCCACGCTTTCGGGCTGTTGCTGATATATCCATCTTTTTTAGCTTCATGGTGGAGGCTTTCTGGAGGTCTATTAGATATTGGGTTAGGGGGAAGTTAGACGTCATCATACCAACTTAGCGCGGCACGCTGTGCCTGCTGTCCAGGCTTATGTCCGGGCAACCAATAGCGCGGCGGCTTTTCGTAATCGCAATTCAGATAACCGCGATTCCATGCGATCCGGCGGATGTTGAATGGCAACCGATCAATCGCAGCCTGAGATATATTCCCTTCCTTGATCTCCTTCATCGTGCGATCAAAGTCTGTCTGAACAGATTGCAAGCGAGGATAACCGTCAGCACCGACCACCCATTCAATATCGTGGCGGACAACTTGATTGTCTCCGCCTTTTTCGTGACCGTGAAGATATTTGTTCCAGTGATCGCACCATCCCTGCGGCGTGCGCTTTTCACCCTCTTGTTTCGGTGCGGATTTTAACAAACGATTACTCATAAGAACCCTCAATCAGTTTAGCCAAGCTTTTCGGCTGGAGGAAAAAATCAAAGTCGGCTTTCCAGTTGCGGTCGTTGTGACCCTGAAGAAACCGGCTTCGCTGAATGGTTGTAAGCGCCTCCTGAAATTCTTCCAGCGAGGTATCCTTGCATCGTGCCGCTAACTTGCGCTTTCGATCCGCAGTCAGCTTGACCACCCTCGCCAAGCCAAGCTCGGCAGCAGTGATATTCCATGCCTCAACAATTTCAATCGGACGGACGGGTGAAACGCCAGTTTCACTAGAACCTTTAGGTTCTATAAGCGGTTCTTGGTTAGTGGTTAGTGGTTTATGGTTAGTGGTTAGGGTTACGACTGGGATGCTATCCGGTTCCGACTGGAAACCCACTGGGTTTTTGATCTGTTGTTTTTTAACGCTTTTTGGTCTTCCACCCTGCTTGCCATTGGCGCGATTGCGCTCCGCTTGCTTGTGATATTCGGCTATTTCTGCATCGCAACGCGTATGCCTAAAGCCATCATCTGACCGTTTAAACATGTCATTGAGAACGATCTGAACAACTTCGGTATCCATTCGGATACGTCTCGCAACCCACTGGGTTTCCAATGGGATTGGTCTTTCGTTTTCGTAATACATGTCAAGCAAGCGGCGGTAGGCTAAGTCCTCATCATTCGACAAGTGCCTGGTTGATCTGGCGTAATCGCCAATGCTAAATCGGTAATAGTGCATCGCGCCTACTCCACTGGGAGGCGCTTAAAGTCCCCGCACCAATCTGCTCGATACACCTTGGGCCAAATACCCCTGCCGGTTACAATATCTTGGTATGGCGCTTTCTTGCGACAAAGCATCTCTGGATTTTCTCCGAAGCTAATATCGTCAAAGAATCGGCAGTTTTCACAGACTCTGTCTATGATGTCATCAACCGCAATGTGTTGCGGGATTTGTTCTTTAATGGTAAGCGTTTTGCGTTTCATGCGAACCTCCTTCGCGTGTTGGGGCTGGATCGAGCGTGCTTCACTT